CTTAGCGAAGTGCAGAAACTTAGCGATTTTTTGGCTGATGATTTGCACCAAGAAATTGCAAAATCCGATGTCGTGACTCCGCAAGGGCCACGAGACATTTTTGCTGGCGGAGTACCTGTGTTGAAAATGCAACCACAAGAAGCGTCTCAACCTGCTATTGAGGGACAGCGACTTGGCTTCATGTCATCTTCCCGCCACAATCCACAATACAAGCGAAGTGCAGGTTCCTACGGTCGTCGTCTTTGAGGTGATTAAATGAGCGAATCGTCCGATGCTGAACAGTTGATTGGTGTCCTTATTAACAAAATGGAGTCTATGGATTCTAACCTTTCAATTCTTAAGGCTGAGAATGATGCTCTCAAAAGACTCATCAACAACCCACAAAAACTTCTTCGTAAAATGGGTCTTGTCAATGTCTCAACTCCTTTTACCGATGATTTACAAATTGACCCATTCCGAGGAGATATGTCTCTTGAAGGTGGTGCACTTCTCAAGAGTTCACCCGAAATAGGTACAATGAGCAATGAGGACATTCATGCCATGTCTTGGGAAGACATTCACGAAATGGCAATGGGCGCAAAGGGGGCAATGGAATGAAACCAAGAGCAGTAGGAAATGGATATTTGGCAAAAGCCATTGAACTTGAACAGCGACTTGACCGATTGGAAAAAGCAGAGGAATGCCCAAAGTGTAAAGGTGGTAAACTCAACAAAATGGGTCAATGTATGAAAATGGATTGCGATGGCAAAATGGCCAAAGCCGAACCGGGCTTCAAGGCTGAGAAAATCACCGATGTGAACCCTTCTTTCCATGCTGAATCGGGTGGGCAAACCAAGAGCGGCTACTTTACGACTAACGGGCGTACCATTGAGACTGAGGATGCTCCCAAGAAAAAGAAGCCAAAAGAAGCGACCAACATGCAACGACTTGGTTCCCGTATGAACCCACACGAGGGTAGTGGTGTAGAGCGAGAGGACACGGCGGGTGGGCGTTGATGCCTAACCCTAAAGCGGCATTTAGAGAAAGTGGTGCCCCTGCAATTTGTGGGCTTTGTGGTGGAACTGAAGTAAGTGGTTGTCTCTTACACAAAGGTATGGATATACACGCTTGCCGCCAATTTAAGCCGCTATGAAGGCGGTGATAAAGTGAATGACCATTTCTATGTGTGTAGTAATCAACTACTCAAATCATTGGATGATGGTCTTGACCTTGTTTATTCGGCGGCTGAATACATTCTTGCCTACGAAGCACTTGACACTACTCCAAGCGAACCATTGTTCAAATCACTCAAAGCCACGGCTGAGATGATTTACAAGAATAAAGAACAAGCAGAAAAAGATGCAGTGAAAGTTGGTGAAACTGATATTAAACTTCCTGAAGGTATGGGCTACTTGTTCGCTCTTCAACACTCACATGGCGAGCCGACCAACCATGTATGGAAAGACGGGCTTCAATCCCCTGTAAACAAAAAACACCGCCATGCAATGTGGCCTTACTATCAACCAAAGGACGGTACGCATCCGTACCAGCGGCACCACTTTCCGTTTCACGAAGTCAACCACCCCCTTCTTCGCACCAACGCAGTGACGGGGATGCCTGCGTATGTAGAGGTGTTACGCAGTTGGGCACTGGGTGGACACGGTGAAGCCGAGAAGGAAATGGAGAAACAATTCTTTGACACTCTTGGTAAAGACCATCCTCTTGTTGGTGGGTTTGAGCAGAAAGGAGGAAAGAAGGTAAACATTCTTGGTGATACCCGTCCAAACGGTACACTTCTTCATCACCAGCATGACCTTTACGAGCGAGATTATTTCCGTTGGTTAAAGCGGAACAAGAATCGTCAAGAGGAATTACTGGCTGAAGGTATGGAAAGTGCCGAGGTGAAAGAGCAACTTCGCAAAGAGCACTTTGCTGACCGAGCGGCCATGTGGGAGGCTGATGACGATAGCAACATGATACTCAGCGATAAATACGAAGAACACCCAACACGGCTTGGACACCTTGGCTACATGCTCGGCCTTGAATGGTTTGACCCCGAAGAGCGTACAGCCATTATGGAACATATCGGTGAAAAGGGTCTTGATGAGCATGATTTGATTTCACTGCCAAATGGACAAAAGTTCCCTGCGGCTCGCCTCAAATACAACGCTCTTATGCGAATGACACCCGAAATGAATTGGGCTATGCGTCCAATGACACATATGGGGCGAAATGCACATTACCATCAAGAGGACAATGACAATGACTACATTATTGGTGAAAGCAACATGTTTTTGCAACAGGCTATGGGTAGATTTGCTCACGAGCCTATGGATGAATTTGGTGGTCATTCACTCTCCGAAATTATTCTTGAGCACATCCGAGACAACTACGGTTTATCGGGACATCACAAGTTTCTACCACGCCTCTATGTGGACAAGAATCCAATGAAGGAACTTGACCAAGACGAAATGAAGGATGCAATGGCAAGCCACTTCAAAGTAAAGGGAAGAAAGCGAAGTCTTGACGATGTGCGAATGAGCAAGGCTGATTTGCTTTACTTGGCTGGCTACGACCCCAAGACACGGGAGTTGATGACCGACCATCCAATTCACGGTAAATTGGAAGAACCAATTGTCAACGCTGACTTGATTGACGACATTGAATCCATGGCTAAGGCGAACTCTTCACTTCATGCTGGTATTAAGGATGTTCGCAACCATCGGGCCTTTTTTACTACCCCACACGGCCCTCATCCAAAAGAAGACAAACCGGGTTATTGGCGCACACATGAGGATGGTTTTACTTACGGCCCCGGTCGCTTTTGGGACTCACCCTTTGCAAAGACGGGTGGAGCGGGTATCACACTGTCAACATATCACGAAATTCTTCACTCCACACATGCTGATGAAGACGGTCTTTCCCCGTTTACGGAACTAAGCGATAGTGGTGCAAATTACATCAATCCGAATCCCGATAACACGACGCTCGCTCACCATTTTATGCCATTGAAAACAAAGTTGATTGGTGAGTATGGCGAGAAAATGAAAAAGGTAAATACAGGCACAAAGCAATTTGTTTCCGCTGGTAAGGGCTTTTCATACTTCAACCAAAAAGAGTTGCTACAAAATTTGCTTTCTCCCGTAGGACATTCCAAAAAACGGGCATACCGGGATGGCGCAACCGGCAAGAACAACTACACAGAACACAAGACGACGCTCAATCCCGATTATGAGTACACGATTCGTCACATGACGGAGAAGGAGCGTAGAAAGAAATTTGGCCCTCATCTCAATCCGTTGCAATTCCCACACACGATTATTCCCACCTATCATGTGGGGGGTTTCACATCCTACGGCGCATCTCCTTCGGACAGCAACATGCACAAGAACGCACAACTGGCTCACTTCCTTGAAACGCTTGGCGGGCGTATGAATCACCCTAATCAACCAGCACAAAAATCACTGATGAAAGTTGAAGACTTCCTTCGTGGAGATGAAGCATTCAGTGGTGGAGAGAGCAAAGAACATTTCATGGACTTTATGAGATGGGGGCCAAGTAGTGGTTTTTCGTTTAATGCGTTGAAGAATCAAGTGTTGACCAACGCCGATATGAATCACGCTATGACGGCCATCACCCAAGCGTCAAAAATACTGGGTACACAAGACCCAAAGGAAATTCTTGAGTACCTTATGCACGGTAGAAACACTCTCCCGATGGCACCCGGTATCGTTACAGATAAGCATCCCGAATTAAACACTGCTTTGATGGGCCGAGGTCTTGGTGAGTTTGATGAAAAGAAGTTGCTTTCTTCTCTTCAAAGTATGACAAATACCATGACTGAGGAACTGCAAGCGAAGAAAAAGACACAGAAAACAAAAACCACAATGGCGGCTGACGAAAAGGATGCCGTTTCTCGTTTGCTTCAATTCGGCGGTATGTTACCCGCTTCGCAACAAGAATCCGAACTCACAACCACGCTTGAAGAATTAAATCAAGAGTTGAAGTTCAAGCGAGCGGCTGGCGCACCCATTGAAGAATTGCAACCGTTAATGGCTGAAATCAACGATACGACTCAACAATTGGAAAAGGTACAGCAAAGTACACGAAAAAAGAGCAAAGACACCAATTGGAAAAGAGATGCCACTCGTATGGAGCAGGTCTTTGGTGGCCACCGACAAACCATCACTGAGGTAGCACGGGATGTTCTTCTTCCAAAATACCTTGAGCATGACCCCGATGCTTTCAACCCCGACGACCCGAAAAAGTTCATCGCTAACACACATCAACTGATGCGTGATGCTCAACGCTACATTGTGTCCGTTCCTTACAGTGTGCATGGCATCTCTTCAATCAACTACGGCTTGCAGGCTTCTGTACGAGACACCGACCCTGCGGCACAAAATCCATTCCATGCTACCGTTGCCAATCATTTGTCCACAGACGGTATAATGGTTGACGCTGACGAAAATGCTGACAAATTGTTGGACAAACTTGGGATTCAGCGAACAGGGGTAGCAAAAGACAAAGCCAAAGAACTCATTGATATGGTGAAAGAAAGGGGTGCGCCGTTACAAGTTTCTACAATCAAGGACATTCTTCTCAGTGGTAAAATCCCGAACATTGACGGGCTTGACCTCAAACATTTTACTGATGAGGAGATGATGAACAAGCCCGAAGAGGATTTGGACGACCACGAGGCATTCTACCGTCATGCACGAGAAAACGGGTATCATCAAGCCATGAATCATTTCGCACAGCGAACTGACATAAAAGCATGGGGTGGACATCTTTCTCACGCCATTCCACGAGCCATGGGTATGAAACTCAATCCTCAAATGTTCAAGGATTCTTTGAAAGCCGCTGGTATCGGTTCCATCAAAGGTGATATTCATGGAGCGAAGGTTTTTGGTAGCCAAACAAAGGCTCGTAAAACAAACGACACCAAGAATCTCCTTGACACCATCGTTCACTTTGACCCCCGTGTGCTTGAGGAAGAGGAAGGAGTGTTCACACCCGACTTTGAAATTCCCGAAACGGCAGGCATGTCGCAGTATCCACTGGGCATTCCCTCGCCCGCACACGCAGGGTTGACGGACAACTTTGACAGTGGTGCATGGCATCATGGGTACGAAAAAACACCTACGCTTGGGGCTGAGTTTGGTGATGATGGTACAATTCACATCGGCTCAAATGTGGGCACAGGGCTATACCATTCTGTACCGCAAGACTTGGCCGCTATGATTCACGGAAAAGAAGTGGCACAGCAAGTGTATGCAAATGCTCCTCCGCCTCAGTACCCCGATAATCCTCACCAAAGTATGAACATGGAAACAGCAGAAACAGCAAGCACTATTCCAACAACGATTGCGGCGAGTGAGATGACTGAACTTATCACTTCACTGCTTGACCCGGATGTGCTGTTGAGCAAAAGCGACGATGCAAAATGGAGTCCTGCTGTTCGCCCTATGCACCGCATTTTTGATTTGGCTGACCTTGAACACCTTCGTGGTTTCAGCGGTTCGTGGGTTGTAAGTAAGTGGTACGATGGAAAGCGAATCATCATTGTACGCAGTGACGATGAGATAACAGCGTATGATGAGAACGGTCGTAAGAAGGGGCTACGCAAAGCCACCAAAGAAGCCCTTGAAAAGATGAACGACAAAAACTACACGCTGGATGCTATTCTTGGTGAAGAGGAGTTGAACATCATTGACATCATCAATTACGACGATACCAATGTGGGTGAAATGCAGTTGTTTGAACGATTGAAAATCCTTCGCTCACAATTTGACAGTCAAGAGCCTGTGATTGTACCCGGCCCTCACGATACCCGCATGACTGATGATGAAGGGTTAGAGGACGCTGTGAAGAACCTCAAAAACGACCACGACAACATTTTGTTGCGGGACAACAAATCCACCTACATGCGTGGCGAGCGACGACATCCAAAGTGGATTGTGTACCGTGATAGCCGAGACTTCAACTTCATCATCCTTGACCGCCGTGGTAACGGCCCGTACACCTATCAGTTGGGTGCTGGCCCAATTCTTGAAGTTGAGGGGCTTGGAAACAGGGCTGTAGAGCACGATGGTGAACACTACATGGATGTGGGTACAGCACACAATCAGCGTATGGTGTTCAAGGTTGGCGACATTGTTCGTGCATCTATCACGGGCATATCCAAGAAAAACCGCAAGAACAGACCTGTTTACAATGTGCAGGTCAAGGAGTTAGAAGGAGAGGGTGAGGGAGAGGGTGCCGCCAGCACCGAATCTCTTGACCTCATGACCAAAGCATTCGCACCAATTCTTGTGCCTCACGATATTCAAATCTCGGACTCACAGATTCAAATCGTGTTGAAGGGAGTTGACACAGTAGTGTACAACATGGAAGAAGTAGGCGATGTGTGGTGTGTGCATTCACCAAAAAGCACGATGGGTGATTTAACCAAGACCGATTACCCCGTAGTGCTGGCTGAAAGTCTCATGCCGTTTTGGTCGTCGGTTGCACCGCTGATGGTAAAAGGAATACTCAGTAAACAAACTGAAGTAGATATGCCAAAGAAGCCGACTGATGAACGAACAGAAGAGCAAAGTGCTGGTATTCTTGAAGAAGATGATGAAAACCGCCTTCTCAAACCCAATCAAACAAAGAAAGCATTGGAAGTTATTGTGCGAGCCTTGGATAAAATCAGTAAAGAGCGCATGACATGGACGGGGCCAAAAGGACTGGGTATTGATGTCGGCACGCCGCAAGAATCACCTCGTGGCCCAACCCAACTCCGTCACGAGTCCACCTTACCGGATTTTGATGGTGAGAAGAAAATTACTGATGAAAAGAAAGAGAAGAAAACCGAGCGACTGAACCACATTCAAGTAGAAACTGACGAGGGAGAAAGACTCTCTATAGATTACGACAATGACCAGCCGTTGGTGTCTCGGACTTGACGAACCATTCTTATACCATAACAGGGAGTCGGGAGTTCAATGCTGAGCATTCAACGACCCACTGACGGTATCACTCTCCTCAAGAGTGGTAACGATTTGGTTGTTGCTGGCTACGCTTCGGTTGAACTTGTTGACAAGCAAGGCGACCTCATTACTCGCTCCGCTCTAAAGGATGCCTTTGACGGCTTCATGAAGGGCGAAAAGTACCGCAATGTACAGTTGGCTCACTCCAACATTCAAGTTGGTGAAGTCATTGATTCGTACATTGATTCCAACGGACGCATGTGGAAATCCGAAACGGATGATACTGGACTGTTTGTTGTTGTTAAACTCCGTAACGACATTGAGAAGGCCCGTGAAGTAGCCGCTGAAATCCGCAAGGGCAACCTTCGTGGATTCTCCATTGGAGGACAAGCATTCAAGAGAGTGCGAAAGTCTGACATGGAAAAAGGCGATTACCAAGAGATTTCAAAAATGGAGTTGCATGAGGTAACGATTTGTGAGAAGGGTATCAACCCCGAAGCACAATTCCGAATTTTAAAGGAGGATACAAACATGACTGACGAAAACAGCGATTTGACAGAAATTATGTCACGACTTGAAACCCGATTGGACGCAATGGAAAAAGGAGAACTACCTCCTGCTCTCAAAGAATCCATGAAAGATAAGGGTAGTGATGAAGAAAAGAAACCCGAAAAAGAAGAAGGTGACGAAATGAAAGAAGCAAAGAAAGAGAACCCCTTTGAAAAGGGAGAATACAGCGATGTTATCTCATCGGAATACTTGAGTTGGATGGAAAACACCCTCAAGTCTGCTGGTGTTGACACCTTCGCCGCACGAAACCACTTTGACCAACTTGAGAAAGCCCAACTTGGTGGCTTTGACAACCCCGACGCTGTTGACGGTGCTGACTACTTCGGTGGTCAAGTCCGTGGCCGAGGACAAGAGAATGGTTCTCCTTCAACTGGTGCAATCAACGCTATCACTGCCTCCGGTGGCAAAACCCCCGCTGGCGCAATGGGGCCAGCATCCTTGTCTAAGGGCTACCTTAACGCTGGAAATGTGAGTGAGGCTGACCTTGAAGCCGCTTACGAAGTGTACAAAGCCGCCGCTTTGGAACAACACTTCCGAAACGACCTTGAAGGAAACTTTGCTTCTCGCTTTAACAATGAGATGGAAATTGCAAAATCACAGGCTGAAAAAGCCGCCTTTGACGCACGAGCACCACTTACGGAAATCGTGAAGTCCATTGAGGCTCTTTCCGAGCGCATTGACAACATCGGCGCAGGAGCAGGTACGACCATTCAAAAGTCGGCTTCCAACATTGACATTCCCTCAACGCAAGACATGGCGAACATGGGGTGGGACGAAGTTCACGCCCTTGCACAACGCACATTGCGTGGAGAGTGAAAACACAACTGAGGTGAAAATATGGCAAGAGATTATATCCGAAACATTACTGACATGGAACGCTACTACTACGGTGCTGGCAACGCAATGGGCTACTCCTACTCCGGTAGCGAGTTGCTAAAGGCTGACGCACCAATGTTGTCCACGACGGCTGGTACCTACCAAGCCATCTACGGACGCAAGGTTTGGAGCCAGTTGAACCAAGAGTTCAACGCCTTCTCCATCCTTCCAAAGCGACCTTGGGAACGAAGCGGTTGGCGTGTTATCACGGCTCGTCCTTCCTTCACGGTTGGCGGCGGTGTGGCTGAGAACGCTACCCTCCCCGACACCACCAAGCCAACCTTCCAGCACATTGCCGCTAAGCCAAAGACTGTGGTTCACACCTTTGACATGAGCGAAACCGCAATGTTCCTGTCCGACAAGGACGATGGATTGGGCGACATCCGTGCAATCCTCAAGGAAGAAATGGGTAAGCACCACGCTGAGCATGTGAACAAGATGCTCACCACCGACAAAGGCACCGTTGCCGGGAACGACTTTGAGTCCCTTGACCGTGTCACTGTTGGTGCTTCCGCTTCTGCAAACGAAGACATGTACTCCATTGACCGCAGTGCAAACTCGTGGTCGTTGGCTGAACACAACGAAAACAGTGGTACCGACCGCAACTTGTCCCTTGACCAATTGGACGATTTGTTCCAAAAGTGCTGGACTCGTGGTGGCAACCCCAAGGTTATCCTTACGGGCTACGACACGCTGATGCGACTTCAGCAACTCCTCCAAAGCCAACAGCGATTTATGGAAGAGAAGCGTGTTACACCTACCTACAACGGTGTGAAAGGTGTTCCCGGTATTGAGGCTGGTTTCATCGTGGCTACCTACAACGGTGTCCCAATCATCCCATCCAAGGATGTGCAGCCCGACACCTTGAGCCGCATGTATTTCCTTGACACGGACTACCTGTACTTCAGCACTGCAATTCCAACCCAATACTTTGAGAGCGGTATTGAAACTGGCGACCCATTCGCTATCAACCGCCTCGGACAAGAAGGAATGTACCGTACCATGGGAGAACTATGGACGACTTTCTTCGGTGGACACGGCTCTATTCGTGACCTCAAGTGAGGGTTGAAAGAAAAACATGGATGTGTAAAATATGACAACAGAAACAAAGACGCAAAAAGGCTTGACTATCTCATTTGATGATGGCGATTTCTCCACTGGAACTGTTTCGGTTCTTTTGGACTTGGACATGCGAACTGGAACCCCCGTTGATGAAACGGGCTGGTTGGACGGCAACGCTGGTGGTTCATACCCCGGTACCCTCACTGGTTTCACCGCACAGAACACTGACGGAAACGCAGTGGGAAGTATGCGAATGGTGACCATTGGGTTTACCTTGGCGGATGCCGCTGAGCAAGTGTTGGTTCTTACCGCAGGTGCATCAAAGATTGTCGGTGTCCTCGGTACCACCTTTGCGGTGGCTGACAAGACCCTATCCGCTACTTTCACCAACACGGGATTGGCCCCTGCCGCAAAAACTGGCGGTACTGACCCATCAATTGTCCTTCACGGTGAAGCGGCTGGTGCAGGAACGGTGACCGTGGTTCTGCTGAACTGAGGTTGATTTGAATGCCCACAGTGACTTATACCGGCCCATTCTATGAGCGAAGGCGACGGGAGACTCCCGCCCCTTGGC